TGCTGGGCTTCCATCAACAATCCTGATGACGAACTTTGGAAGATCACCAAGGAACTTTTCGAAAGAGAAGCGGTAGTCTTCTTTGTCTCAACACGTTGGGGACAGACAAACTCCATCTACCAGAAGCTGATAGAAAGAATGACATGGCTGGAGAACAGATGGAGCACTCTCGGAGAAGATAATGTGATCGGAAACATCGAAGCTGGAATGGTGCTGATAGGTCAGAACTGGAACGGTGCTCAAGTTCTTCAGACTCAGAGAAACGTTCTAACATTCTTCGGTTTCAGGACTCCTCTGGAGCTTTCCTATCATTGGCAGTACACGGAAGATTTTAACGATGAGACGCAAGCTTCCTACGAAAAAGCTCCTTATGCTTTCCAGGAGAAATTCAAAGTCCTTCTCAGAGGACTGAAAAAGAGCAAGGAGAGCTTCAGCAAGTATGTCAACAGATACTCAGATTTTTTCCCAAACCCTTAAAAGAATTTTATGCACGCACAGATAGATCCCAGATTCATCGCAGCTTTTCATGAAAAAAGTCAACCCATCCTAAGATACCTCAAACTCAAAAGAATAAAGAAGAAACGTGAAGCACATCAGACAATTTCAAGACTTTCTTCTGGAAAGTAGCGGAGACGAACTTCACACTAAGAGAGGCGTCTGGATCAAAATCGATCCTACCAAGCATCCTGACTTAGCTGAAGAGTTCTTCGAGCTGATTCACACTGCTTACCAGGAGATGGGAGGTCACCTGAAGGTCAAATCTCCAGAGGATGTCTTTTCGGATCCGGAATGGACTTACTGGAAAGGCATTGACATACACAGATCTCCTGATGTGGATTTGATCATCATCGGAAAGAACACACATTACGGTGTCAAGTATGTGGGTGTGGGCCATGACGGTTCTCGAGAAGCTAAGAAAGTTTACTTGGACGAGGAAAGCAAGGAACTTAAAAAGAAGGGTTTCTACATAGAAGCTTCCGGGAAGTTAGCTTCGATTCTCATCCAGAGATTCAACGTTCCAGTAGTCGATGATGAGAAAGAAGTCAGAAAAGTCATCGGAGATGTGGAATGGAAAGGAAAGCCTTCTGAATCCACTATGCCCGGTGACGGATGGTACGTCCGTACCATTGGCGGAAAGAAATCCGAAAAGATTCTCCTGGGAAGGCCCAAAGTTTGAACTTGCATCCAGAAAAGCATATAATCAATAGGTAGATATATAGAAAAATCGCAGCATAATGGCAGGCATTCAACACCTTTACGACATTTACAAGAAAGATCCGAAGTTTGTGGAAAAGCTTTTGGACTCTGAAGTTGAAGTCGAGGAAAAGTTAGACGGTTCCCGATTCGGCTTTGAAGTCAGAGGCGGAAACGAGATGAAATTTTTCAAGAGAAATGATTCAGTTCCCATCACAAGAATTGATAGGACTCTAGCAAAGTACTACGAAAAAGCTATCAATCATTTCGAGAGTTTCAACAACGAAAAACTTTCACAGATCCCAGAGGGTTGGAGATTCGGATTCGAATACTTCCCCAATCTTTCGCCTGTCAAGATAACTTACGATCGTATTCCTCTGAATCACTTGGTGCTAACTGACATCACAGTCAGAGATCCTCAGGGAAAAGTTCTGGAAATCGTAAACGATAAGAAGACTCTGGATGAATGGGCTTCCACGCTTGAATGTGAGGGTCCTCCCATCGTGTTCAGCGGTAAACTGAACTCTGAGCAACGAGAAAAGATTCTCTCCTTTCTGCACACTCCAGCTGATGAGTTGGATAAGAAGTTCAGAACTGAGAAATTCTCTATCTTCTTCATCAAGACGCTGAATCCCGAAGTCGGAAAGACTTTCATGCAAAACTCACTGGACAAGGACATAGAAGCTCTAGTCTTTAAGTTTGATGGAAAGAATCCACTCAAGGTGATGAATCCAGTCTACAGAAACCAGAAAGAAGAGAAATCTCAGGAAGTCAAACCTTCGGACATATACAGCTTGACTCTAGTCTTTCTTCAGGAATTTTTTCAGGAGATGGATTTCAGCAAGATCAAGTTGAGAGGTAAGACTTTCGAGGAAAGGTACATTGAATTCATCTGCAAATCTTTCAACATGTTCTGCAAGTCACAGTACTACAAGAATAATTTTGAAGGAGAAGTGGATTTCGAGTTGCCAGTCTTTTTGACTAGAGAGGAAGCTAAGATCAACTACAAGTTCGTCACCAACGAGGAAACATTGCAACTTCTTCACTCCAGTTCCACTAACAGGGAGCTCTTCAAGATCATGTTGGCTTCCATGAGAACTCATAAGAAGAAAGCTTTTGGATTTTTTAAGAGAGAACTCATCTGGCATCATAACCAGCTTGTGGACAAGATAGCAGATTTCATCGACTCCGGAGTCAAGGAGAGCTTTCTGAGTTACGAAGAGTTCCGAGAAGTTTTTTTGGTCAATGAGCAGGATGAATCATGGGAAGAGTATGGAATCTCCTCTCTCAATGAAGTGGGATTTCCCAACTACGTGGATGTCAGAAAGCCTGAAAGAACTGCTCCAGCTTACCTGGAAGTTCTCAGAAATTGCGAAACTACTGCCAGCACCACTGCCGGAAAACTTTCCAACTGTTCTCTTGTGATCTGTGACACTGTTCCCTACCATGAAGGGATCCTGTCATCTCTGAAGGATGCCAAGCAACTGACAGGAAACAAGTCTATTCTATGCATGTCAGGACATCCTTTCAAGTCCATGGAGACTTTCAAGCAGATGACTCAGGATTTTCTCAAGAAACATGAGGATCTAGTTCATACTGTAGTAGTCGTCAAATTCCCAAATTACAAGGAGATCCAGAACGTTGCTAGAGAAAAGAACCTTTGCATAGATCACATCTGTTGCGATAAGAATCGTGCTAGCGATTTCAAGATACAGTCTGGAGATCCGGACATGAAGCACACCAATTCCAACGATAACCTCAGAGACATCGGTGCTCTGGAATGCTTAAAAGAAGGAGACATTAACAAGTTCAAGAAACTCTGTCTGCCTCTGACTCATAATCATTTCTACAAGCTAAAAAATGATCTGAACTGACGGTGAAAAGCATCCACACTTACGATCAGTTCTCCAGGATAGCAGAACAGCAGCTATTCGAGGATCTCAGATCTCAGAACCTGGAAGCTCTTCAGGATCTGATAGTCAACAAGATCACCTGCACTGTGGATTACAGAGGTGAATTTCCCAGTGACATTCTCAACGGTCTCAGAGTCATAGAACCCTACACTGCAGGTGTCAATGACAAAGGAATCACCTACGTTAGAGCTTGGCTGATCAGAGGCATCAGTAAATCCGGAAGAGTGGATCCCAGTGTAGTCCCAGGTTGGAGACTCTTCCGAGTGGATAGAATCAAATCCATCACTCCCACAGGACAAAAATTCACAGTTCCTCGAAAGGGATACAATGATCAGGACTCTGCGATGTCGGAGATTCTCTTCACAGCAGCATTCTAAATAAAAGAGAGAATCATGATCAAGAACTTCAAAGAATTCTTACTTGAAAAGGATGGAGAAATCTCTACACCTTCCACTCCTGATGCTTCTAACGTTCCCAAGACAACAACAGGAACACCCGATGCGCTTTCAGAGGATGCGAAGATTTCCAACATCTTTCAGGAAATAGACAGAAATTACAACAACTATCCCTCTCTCGGAGCACAGCATCTCTCTGACATTATAGTTCTGCAGGAGATCAGAAGTTGGGGAAACTTTCTGGAAAAAGCAAAGCTGGAGGAAGAAGTCACAGAACCTTGTAAGTTCTTCATCAAGTACGAAAAAGAAGCTGATGTCTACCAAGTTCAAGTCAATTTCGATATCACTTACGAAGGAGTGGAAAATTTTGACATTCCGGAGCCAGATTACGGTCACCAGAAACGAATGGGTGTCTCTCTGAAGAGTCTCTCTCTGAAGAGAATCAAAGTAAAATCTTCTTCCATCTCCTTCGATTCGGAAAATTTCAGCAAGGACTTGGGGAAAACAGTTCTCAGATTCCTTCTCAATATCTTCAAGCCTCAGTTCGATACGATCGGAGATGAAGCACTAATCATACGTCAACTGTGATGAAATACGTAAAACTTTTCGAGAATTACAGAAACGATCATAAGATCGGAGATCTCATAATAACTTCACCCGGACATGCTCTTGCGCACAGAAAGGATGATGGAGACAAACATATGCTTTTCACTTACAAGGGCCATCACCCTGATATGAGCTTAGCGACAGGTCCCTTCAAGATCACCGGAGAGACTCAAGACTGTTGGGTTCTCGATAATGGAAAATACTTGATCGACAAAAAAGAAGCTAGTGAATTCAGTTCCTCGAGAGGAAAGCACGAAAGCGATGAGAAGCGAAGAAAGGAAGATGAATCCAGAGAGAAAGAACTTAGAGATCGATTCATCTCCAGGATAACTCCTGGAACTATTTTGGTCTCCAAAGTTGACATTTTTAAGCAAAAACCCCAGGGTCCTGTTGGAACACAGCTGACAGATCGTTCATGGAAAGGTGATCTTTTCATCGAGAAAGGATCAAAGAAAAAGGTCACATCGATTAGCTCATTGGGAATTAAGATCTCAGGCTACGATGACTACATATCTTTTCTGAATGCATCTAAGTTCTTCAATTTGTCCGATATATAGAAAAACATCTAATAAAATGAAACACCTTTCAGATTACAGCAGTTTCTCCGGCACGGAGATCAAGGAAGCACTCAACGAAAGAGTTATGACTATCAATGACATCTCTGACACTTTCACTGTTTTCTACCATCAGCTCAATGATCTGAGTACTTCAGGAGCTTTGAAATCTCCTGAAGTGAAAAAACATCTTCAGGAAGCAATTGACCATTTGGACAAAGCATGGGAGATCCTCTGTGAGGAGCACGGTGTGGAATACGAAAAGATGAAAGTTAAAATTTAACCAGCATAAAATGCCTGCAGTTTCAATCAAACAACAACGCCTCTTCGCTATGGCTCTGGCCTGCAAGAGAGGTGAAATGAAAAATCCCTCTGCGAAAGTTAAGGAGTTAGCTGATTCCATGTCCGAGAAGGAACTGGAAAAGTATGCTAAGACTTCTCATGAAGACTTGCCAGAAAAAGTTAAGGAATCTCTGGACGAGTTCTTCAACGTTTACGTTGAGCTTGTTGAAGCTGAGCTTGGAGAAGATCTGGAAACTTACGATTTCGAAACACTGGACTTGGATGAAGGAAAAGCTCTAAAGATTGAGCAACCCGACGGAGGAAAACCTCTAGCTAACGCTAAAACTGATGATATCAAGAAAGTAGGAAACTTAGCGGATGCTAAACCTGAGAAACCGGCTACTAAATCTTTCCCTGATGGAAAGGATACAGTGAAAGATGGCAAGAACGAGATTCCAATGCCAGCGGGCAAGGAAACTCCATCTGATAAAACTGATACGACAGCTCATGATAACGTGGACAAAAAAGTTCCTCCAGTCGTAGATAACTCCAAGGACGAAAAGGATAAGAGTTGGGATAAAGGGTTCCCCGGAATGGAACCATCCAAGAAATCAGTGATGGGTAACATCTACACTCCACAGCTTCACAAGTTCCCAATGAGCACCAATTCCAAGAATGAGAGAAGAGTCTTCGATTTCGAACAGTTTCTCCAGAAGATCAACTATCACACTCATGACGAAGTTCTTCAGAAAGGACATGGCCAAAATCGTCAAGGGAAAGACTCAGCTGCTTGATCTCGGTAACATCATAAACAAAAAGAGGACTTTGATCCTCTTTTGTTGTCTCCAGTCTAGAGCTCCCTTTGATTCTTTAACTTGCCCCTTAAGGCCTTACACTGGGGGAATCTCTCCGATAATCATTGTATGCTAGGTTCCCAGATAGTTCGGAGACTTTATTTCTGTTTTTCCGAAGAACTCTTACGTATTTTTTCATACAAAGAATAAAGAAACACGCAAAATGCAAGAAACTACACAGAAGAATTTTCAATCATGTGCACATCTGGAAGTGGAAGATGTCTACTCGGAATCCAAGGATACTCTAGCAGATCTCTACAACTTACAGAAAGACATTCAGGAGAATGTTTACGGATACGATTTCCAAGCTATGAGGGAAGCTCCACTACCCCAGATGAGAGCTTTTTTCGATTGGAACTATCATGCTATTCAGGATGAGCTCAGAGAAACTTTCGATGCTCTGGGAGGAGTTAAAGATGGAATCGGAAATGCAGTCTGGAAGCCCTGGAAGAAAGCTTATCACGAGAAAGCTCCGAATATGACTTTCAACGATCTTTCCGATGAAGACAAGAAAGAACTTTGGATGGAGCTCATCGATATCCAGCACTTCCTTTTCAATCTCATGATTGCTACTGGGATGGATGCTTCGGATCTGATGAATCTCTACTTCTCAAAGAACAAAGAAAATAGAGCACGTCAACAAAGAGGATACTGATCATGGAAATCATCTGGATCATCTCATTTCTCTGCTTTCTGATTTTTCTGTCAACCACAGATGACATCATGATCAGATGGATCAAAAATAGAGACATGAGAAGAGCGATCCAGATTTTTCTTTCTATGTTCACGATTCTTCCCTATCCTCCAGTTTCTGTGATCATCATCATTCTCTGCAATGTTTTTCTCTGCAGTGAACCGCAATCCCTGATCACTTCCAGAAAATACACAAGAACTTTAAGGGCCACTAACTAAAAAATACATGATCTCCATAGAACAATTAGACGATCGTTTGAGAATTTCGCATTTCGGAAAGGACGGAAAAATTAAGTTCAAGGAAGTTCCCATTCCTCGCACTGAAAAATACAAATGGGAACCTGCAGGTTCCGAAAGACAGGATCCTTTCTTTCAATCTTGGGACGGTAAACCCGTGAAGAAAGTCAAATCTTACTGGTTGAATCGTTTCAGAATCGAGGAGTATCTGTACTCACTCGGTGAGGAATACATGAAAGACGTCTATGAGTTCAACAACCCTGAGATCTGGTTCTGTGATATTGAGGTGGAAGTTCTCGATGAATTTCCGGATCCAGCTCTAGCAAAGACTCCCGTCACAGCAGTAGCTCTAGTTTGCAAGGGACAGACTTACGTTCTCGGAACTAAGAAATTGGAACCTCAGCAGATCAGAAACATAGAGAAACGTTACACTGAGCACCTCAAGGAATACAACCCTAATCCTTCCTTTCAGTACTTTCACTTTCTCTCGGAAGCAGAGATGCTGATGACTCTTTTTGGAAAATGGTTCAAGGATGCGCCTCTGATCACCGGATGGAACTTCATCGGATTCGACTGGAAATATCTGATCAATCGATGCAAGAGATTGGGAGTGGATCCCTCCATCTGTGCATTGGACAAGAACAGAACTCTTCAGGGTGATGATCAGATCCCTATGCACAAGATCGTAGTCGACTACTTGGATCTCTACAAGAAATGGGATAGAGTGGTGAAGATCAAGGAAAACAACAAACTTGATACCGTTGCTAAAGCAGCTCTGGGAATCGAAAAGATCAAGTACAACGGATCTCTTCAGGATCTCTATAACAATGACTTTGAGACTTACGTTTTCTATAACGCAGTGGATACTTACTTGGTGTATCTCTTGGACAAGAAGATCAACACCATGCAAACATTTCTCATGTTAGCTAATGTGACTCGAGTGGAAGCTCTTCGAGCTTTTTCTCCGATCTGGATGACGGAATGCAACATGATTCGTGAATTCTACAAGAGAAAGAGAGTCATCGCGGAGACCAAAAAATCCAGCAAAGCACAATCTTTTGAAGGTGCTTATGTGAAAGATCCGAGAAAGGGATTGCACCAGTACTTAGCTACCTTTGACTTTGCATCTCTGTACCCATCCACCATGAGACAGTGGAACATTTCTCCGGAATCCTACAAAGGAAAGAACGTGGACATTCCTGAGAACTCTGGCTGGATAACTACTGCATCAGGAGCAGTCTTTGATAATTCTGAAGATTCTGTGATGAGAACCATCCTTGCTGACTTTTACGGTAAGAGAAAGGACTCTCAGAAGAAGTACAAGAACATCGAAACTGAGATAGATTTTTTGAACAAAGTTCTCCTGGAGAAGTAAATCATGAGTCCAGTGAGTTATATAGAATATACAATATATTTACTTGCAACACCCAAATGAAACTTTCTTCGAAGCTGAAGAAAGTTTTTGTAGCCTTGTCACTGATTATCGAAAGAATTAAATATTTAACTAAATGGAAAAAGAAACAAAAATTGAAAAGATCTTGCAAGACGACCCAACAAGGTTCGTGCTATTCCCCATCAAACATCATGACATCTGGCAAGCCTACAAAACCCATGAAGCAGCATTCTGGACTGCTGAGGAAATCGATCTAGCTCAGGACTTAACTGACTGGAGAGAGAAACTCACTGAAAACGAGAAGCACTACGTAAAGCATGTTCTAGCATTCTTTGCAGCTTCTGACGGTATAGTCAATGAAAATCTCGGAGTCAACTTCCTTCAGGAAGTTCAGTACGCCGAAGCCCGTTGCTTCTACGGATTTCAGATCATGGTTGAAAACATACACTCAGAAGTCTATTCGCTTCTGATCGATACATACATCACCGATCCTACCGAGAAGGACTATCTCTTCAACGCGATCGATACAGTTCCCGCAGTTAAACGCAAAGCAGAATGGGCATTGAAATGGATCAACAGCCCCAAATTCGTGGAGAGACTGGTCGCATTCGCTGCTGTGGAAGGTATCTTCTTCTCCGGAAGTTTCTGTTCAATTTTCTGGCTAAAGAAAAGAGGACTCATGCCCGGTCTATCATTTTCCAATGAGCTCATCTCAAGAGACGAAGGACTTCATACCGATTTTGCATGTCTACTCTACCGTAATCACATTGATCAGAAACTTTCACGTAAAAGGATCTTGGAAATTCTGGGTTCTGCTTTGGAAATAGAGAAGGAATTCATAACTGACGCCCTGCCGGTTAGGTTGATCGGCATGAATTCGGATCTGATGAAGCAGTACTTGGAATTTGTTACTGACAGGCTTCTCGTCTCACTCGGATACGAGAAGGAATATCATTCAAAGAATCCCTTTGATTTCATGGAAAACATTGCCCTGGAAGGTAAGACTAACTTCTTCGAGAAGAGAAATTCAGAGTATCAGAAAGCAGGAGTGTTGAATCGAAACGATAAAGATACAACATTTTCACTAGATGCTGATTTTTAACTGAAACACGTCATTCGAATAAGCTTGTTTCGATATATAAAACATGGAAAAACAAGAATGTTACGAATTCTTCCAGAAAAAGGGAAATTCTGGAATAAAACCTATCAGTTCATCTTTTAAAAAAAGATTCCCAGAATTATATGATGATCTTTTGTCGTACGAAGAAGATCATCATTGGGTAAAATTACTACCATTTAGTAGTAGACTTTATTGTTTCTTTAATGAATTAGAAGAATGGCCAAAATGCAAAAACTGCGAAAAACTTACAAAATTTAAACAGTTTTCCTTTGGATTTTTCGATTTCTGTTCAGTTAAATGTTCAGCTAACTATGAAGAAACCAGAAAGAAATGCGAGAAAACATGCACTGAAAAATATGGTCATAGAAATATTGCGCATGGCGTATTAAAAGAAAAAATTCAAGAGACATTTAAGACTAAATTTGGCGGCCATCCATTCCTATCGGAAGAAGTAAAAGATAAAATAAAAAAAAATTGGCAAGAGCGATATGGTGGCCATCCATTTTCATCTAAGAAAGTAAGAGACAAAATAAAAGAGACATGGTTAAAAAAATATGGAGTGGATAATCCAATGAAGATTGAGGGTCTTCCAGAAAAGACACTTCAGACTAAGTATGAAAGGGGAATTTTCATAGACTGGAAAAAAAGACCAGAATTATTGGAAGATTTTTTTTGGTATAAGAGAGCTGTAAGTTATTTTACAGAAAGAAACTATAGAAAATATTTCTATGAAATAAATCCCAACAAATACAGAAGAAGCAAAAATGGTTGGCATCTAGACCATATTTATCCAATTGTTGAAGGTTGGAAAAATAAAATAGATCCCGTTCTTATATCAGATAAAAAGAATCTTCAAATGCTATGGTGCAAAGAAAACCAGGGAAAATCTGGGTGGACAAAGCTTAGTATCGAAGACTTTTATCAATTACTAAATGAGAGTAAATGAAAGCAGGAGTCATCAATAAGAATGACCAGGACACTTTTTCTTTCAACGAGGATTTCTAACTACATTCTAAAAACATTTTTATTCTAATATGCACGTTATCAAAAGAGACGGCTCAAAAGAGCTTGTAAAATACGACAAGATAACCACACGAATCAGGAAACAAACGTACGGTTTGGATTCCAATTTTGTGGATTCTTTCGAAGTTGCCCAGAAAGTCATCCAAGGAGTCTATGACGGAGTTTCTTCGGTCGAGCTTGACGATCTATCAGCGGAAACAGCTGCTTCCATGACTTCCTATCACCCTGACTACGCAATCTTAGCTAGTAGGATTGCAGTAACTTCTCTTCATAAGAGCACCAAGAAATCCTTCTCGGAAACTATCAAAGACCTCTACGAGTACATCGATAGTAAGACGGGGAAATCAGCATCCCTGATCGATCCTGAAGTTTTCAAGTACATTCAGGAAAATCACGAAGTCTTGGACAAAGCTATCAATTACGATAGAGATTTTAACTTTGATTACTTCGGTTACAAGACTCTGGAAAAATCTTATCTTCTGAAAATCGAAGGTAAAGTGGTGGAAAGACCCCAACATATGTGGATGAGAGTAGCTTGTGGAATCTGGTCAGGTAACCTGGAAGAGACTATCAAGACATACGAACTTCTTTCTAACGGTTACTTCACTCATGCTACTCCCACGCTTTTCAATTCCGGAACCAGGAGACCCCAACTCTCTTCCTGCTTTCTCCTGGATCTGAAAGAAGATTCCATAGAGGGAATCTTCGATACTCTGAAAAATGCTTCTCTGATCTCAAAGAACGCAGGAGGAATCGGAATTCATTGGCACAAGATGAGAGCTTCAGGTGCATACATCAAGGGCACTAACGGTGTTTCCAACGGCATCATCCCTTTTCTGAAGATCTTCAATGAGATGGCTCGAGCAGTGGATCAATGTTTCACTGAAGAAACAGAAATTGACACCACGGAAGGGTCAAAAAAGATATCAGAAATAAGCTCTGGAGACAAAGTATTAACTCACGATAATACTTATCAGGAAGTTTTAGAACGTAAGGAATATAGTTACACTGGAGAGTTGATTGTTCTAAAAATAAACGGTAAAACTATAAGAGTGACTCCGGAGCATTTATTTTTAGTCAAACGAAAAAATGAAGAAATAGACTGGATAGAAGCTAAAAACCTTTTGAAAACTGATAGAATTTTTTCTTCCTCCTTGAATATATAAAAGAAAAAGGAGGAAGAAAATGACAGAAGATATATGGGTAAATGATAAAGCTGGAAATAATAAAAAGGCATTTTATGTCAAAAAACATAACCCAGAGATTTATGAGAAAATCATGGACTATGCTAAACAAAATGAGTTTGAATTTTTCTCTTTTTTTGAAAAATGTTACTATTTTAGATATAAAAAGCTTCCGTTAGTACAAAACGGAAAAAAACAGATATTCAGAGGTTTTTCCAAGGGCATTTCAGTCAATTTTCTGGAAGATGTGAATGAACTTAAACTTAACTATTACAAATTTGACTCAAAGAAATACATAGAGAAAATTTTCGAAAAATTTTCTGGCATTGAAGATGATGCTGGAAAAATATCTCAACTCATACAATGTCATGATAGATTTGAAGAAATTATAAAAGAGCTGGAAAAAAAGACATCATTTTTAGATGATTTAAATCCTTCTCTTAGACATAGGATTTATGCATTGAAACATGGAATCTCTGAGATTCCTAGATGTAGATGTGGAAAACAAGTCAAACTTCAAGATGTTAGAGGTAATTTTTGTAATTCTTGTGGAGATAAACAATGCTATCATATTTTATGGAACTGTAGCGGAAAAAGAAAACCTTTCACATTACCATCCGGTCTAGTCATCAAAACACAAGGATTTGAGAATTTAGTCTTAAAAGAACTTTTAACTTTATATAAAGAAGATGACTTATTGATAGATGATTTTGAAATAAGAAAGCACATAGGAACTATTTCTTACAAGACCGCTGATGGAAAAATCAGAAAATACTTGCCGGATATTTACATTAAATCCGAGAATTTAATTGTCGAAGTAAAGAGCGATTGGACTTTTAACAAAAGAGGCATGATAGAAGATTATGAAAATACCAGTCTGTTAAAATCTTTTGCTGTCATAAAACAAAAGATTAATTTTATGTTCTGGATTTTCAGAACCGATGGAAAAACTGAAAAAATAATTATGAAATATGAATAAAAAATTAGATATGGAAGATTTTAATATTCCTTACGTCGAAAGCCCGCTCATCGATCTCGGAATTGATAAAAAACACTCTTTTTTTTCCGAAATTGAAGAAATAGAAGTTGAGAAGGTGGAAAATTTAAAAGTTTTCGATTTGAAAATTTCTTTAAACGAAAATTATCATCTTTCTAATGTCGGATATGTTCATAATGGTGGTGGCAAGAGAAAGGGTTCGATCGCTATCTACTTGGAACCATGGCACGCAGACATTTTCGATTTCATCGATCTCAGAAAGAATCACGGCAAGGAGGAGCTTAGAGCTAGAGATCTTTTCCTGGCACTCTGGATCTCGGATCTCTTCATGAGAAGAGTGGAGGAAGATAGAGACTGGACACTCTTCTCTCCGGATGAAGCACCTGGTATGGAAGAATGTTACGGAGAGGAATTTGAAAAACTCTACGAAAAGTACGAAAAAGAGGGAAGAGGTAGAAAGACGGTTAGAGCTAGAGAACTTTGGGAAAAAATTGTGGAGTCTCAGATTGAGACTGGAACACCCTACATGCTCTACAAGGACAGCGCTAACAGAAAGAACAACCAGAAAAATCTGGGAACTCTGAAAGGTAGCAATCTATGCACGGAGATCATGGAGTTCACTTCTCCGGATGAGATAGCTGTATGCAACTTAGCTTCATTAGCTCTTCCTAAGTACATCACTTATCCTCCAAATAGAAAGAGCAACGATAAGACAAAGAGAAGTTTCGACTTTAACAAGCTCTACGAAGTCACATACCAGGCTACTAAGAACTTGAACAAAGTCATAGATGTCAACTACTATCCAGTGAAGGAAGCTAGAAAATCCAACATGAGACACAGACCAGTGGGTTTGGGAATCCAGGGATTGGCTGACACGTTTGCTATACTGGGACTACCCTTCACCTCACCGGAAGCAAAGAAACTCAACAGGGACATCTTTGAAACTATCTACTATGCAGCATTGAGCGCCTCTTGCGACATAGCAGTGAAAGAAGGTACTTACGAAACTTACAAGGGATCTCCAATCTCCAAGGGTATCCTACAGTTCGATATGTGGGATGAATCTCCTTCTGAAAGATGGGATTGGAAATCTCTAAGAGAGAAGATTGCTAAGCATGGCGTGAGAAATTCGCTTCTTGTAGCGCCGATGCCAACAGCTTCGACTGCACAGATTCTTGGAAACAATGAAGCTTTCGAACCCTTCACCACCAATCTCTACAAGAGAAGAACACTGGCTGGAGAATACACACTAGTCAACAAGCATCTAGTGGAAGATCTGATCAACAGAAATCTCTGGTCAGAGGAGATGAGATTGAGACTGATCTCCGCTAAGGGTTCCGTGCAGAGCATCATGGAGATACCCACTGATATCAAACAGCTCTACATGACTGTATGGGAACTCAAACAGAGAGATCTCATAGACATGTCGGCTGATCGTGGAGCTTTCATCGACCAGTCTCAAAGCTTGAACCTCTTCATCGAAGGAGTCAATGCTGCTAAATTAACAGCTGCACACTTCCACGCTTGGAAAAAGGGTCTTAAGACTGGAATGTACTACTTGAGAACCAAAGCTGCTACCGAAGCTCTGGCAGGCCTGGGAGTGGATCTCAGCTCAGTTCAGAAACCTCAAGTTCTCGTTGAAGAATACTCTGTGATGGATGCAGTATCCTGTAGCTTGGACAATCCTGAAGATTGTCTAGCCTGCGGATCCTAAGAATGAAACAAAGGGAGCTTCAGAAGCTCCCTTTGTTGTGCTAAAACGAGGATATATAGAAAAACGATGACACTCGTCATCTCAACCCCAAGCAGCGCATGAAACTGATAAAATCTTTCGGAGACTTTGATAAGGATTCTAATCTCAAAATTGGAATCTACTTTGATTCCGGAGTCACGGTTACTACTATTCAGACATGGAGCGTATTCTTCAGAAATTATTTCCACTTGGAGCCTACTGAATTCACGTCTGAGACTTTTCTCTACGATAATTTCTCTGAGATGGATTTAGTAGTCATTCCAGGAGGAAGCTCTCTCAAGCAGAGCATCAGCATGACTCATCAGGGAAAGAAAGATCTGGAAAAGTGGATAGCAGAGGGTGGAAAAGTTTTAGCTGTTTGTGCAGGCTTTTTTCTTCTCTCCACCGGAGAGCATCTGAAAATCACGGATGATAACCAACCCGCCGAACTTCATGCTCTTGGAGTTCTTCCAGTTAATCCCTATGACTATGGAGACGATCTACCTGCCGAACCAGTCTACTCTGACTTTGGACTCACGACAGAAGGTAAAAAAGTATTCGGAACCGTTAGAGACACTGTGAAACTTTACTGGCACGGAGGACCTGTAGTCCTTCCCACTCCTGAAAAGGGTTTCAAAACCCTGATGATCTTTGATGAAGAGATTCCACATGCTAACCAAGGAGTCGAAGATTTTGTGAAGGGTTCCATCGCTGCTATCTATGTCAAGAAGGGAAAGGGACACGTGATTGCTACTAGCCCTCACATAGAGAAAACTCTGACGCAATCCAAGCTCTTGGAGAATGCTATCAGATTCTTACTCAAACAGTAATTTTAATGCTTAGATTTTTTTCTTAGAGATTTTTTGTTTATATTTGTCTATGAAAAAATTCACAGTGACCAAACCTCGCTCTCCGAAACTCACAGAGATCATCCAGAAAGATTCTGACAATTGGTTTTACGATGTTTTTCAGCGTGCCAAGAAAGACCGTAAAGTTCTTCATGAAAGTATGATCACCGTCAGAGATGTTCCCATGTGGTTATCCCATTTCAAAAGGGATGGCTATAATATTGTCGAGGAAGATATATAGTCAAAATCCCTTTCCTTCTGCATGGAAATTTTGAATTTCGAAGAACATGTAATTCTCGAATATGTTGATTCTCTCTTTGCGATCCAAGAAGGGATTGACACAGAATCTCTCAGAGCTAAGTGTGTTAAAGTCATTGACAAGATCAAAACTTTACCACTGGAGAGCAAGAAGAAAGTTCTGACTCGCCTAGTAACCTCACTTCTAGTTCTTGCATCTTCTACCACAGTCTACAACATCATACATTCCATCAAGGATCCTGCAACTACCACAATAGTGGATAGCAAATTCATTGACAAGTTGGCTGCTTTCAAGGATCCTCTCAAATTGAGCCTTGACAAAGAGGGCATAGAACACATAAAAAACGAGGAAAAGCTAAAGCTGAAAGTCTACAAACTTGGAGACAATAAGCTCACAGTTGGCTGGGGACATGCAGAGGACATCAAGAAAACTAAGTTGAAAAGAGGTCAGCACATCGACCTGGAAACTGCAAAGAAGTTTTTCGAAAAGGATCTCTCAGATGCTGAAGAAGGAGTCAAGAGAATGTTCGATCAGTGGTCTGAGAAGGGAATTGAAAGAAAGATAACGCAAGAGCAGTACAATGCTCTAGTTTCCATGGCATTCAACATGGGCATAACAAAGTTCAGAGGCTCCGAATTCATACAGCATGTCAAACATGGAGACTACAAGAAAGCCGGAGAAATGATAAAAACCACGGGCATAAGTCATAAGTATCCCGGTCTGAAAATCAGAAGAGAAAAGGAAGCTAAGATGTTTCTGTCCCAACTTTGATTCTGATTGGTTGTCATTTTGTGTTATATAGAAAAAATAAAAGAACTATGAAAAACTACATGAAAGGTTTCGATAGCTTTGTGAACGAAGCTTTCGAGCAGGAAGATCTGGAGCTTGATGAAGCTAAGAAGCATAAGGAACCTGAAGAAGAAGCTGCACCTCAAGAAGAAGATGCTCCCGAAGAAAAACCTGAACCTAAGAAAGAAAAAGAAGAGGATCACGAAGAGCCTTCAATTCTGCCTAAGCCTGCAGCTGAGTACATCAAACATTATCTGAAAAAGAACGTCCATAAACTGGACGACGAGGACAGAGAAATGATGGAAAAAATCCAGAAATTCTTTGAGGACACTGTCAAAGAATACAAAAAATCTCATCGCGATTTCGAATGAAGAAGTACACAACGGAGATAGGAAAACTATACGAATCTGAAGCTGGTTTCGATAAGATCGAAGCCGGTAAAACTTACACTTCTAAGAAGGGAAGCACTTTGACTATCAAGGAGATCTACATCGATGCTAACTCTCTAGTTCCCGATGTCTATGCAGTCTATGACTTCAAAACGGAAGAAGGGCAGGAAGGATCCGAGACTAACAGATTCACAGTTCTAGTGGACATGCTAAGAAATTCCTGAACTGGACTTAAATCACTCATATGAAAAAGGAAGTTAAAGCAAAATTGTCAGATCTATTCAAAAATGGTGAAAACTTTAAATTAAGAGAAGTCGACTATTCATCAAAAAGAATAACAAAGGAAATCGAGGCTATCGAAAAGATCCGAGAAGAAAACCGAAAAAAGTCTTCTGCTCCTCCTCTTAACGATCCTTTCTGGAGAACACCTTTCACCATTTAACTATGAAAACATACACTGAGTACAAGAAAAGTCAGGAAATCATAGAAGAGTCTCTAGTCCAAAACTGGAACGATGACAAATTTGATGCATCCAAACCTGACACTGTTCAAGTTTACAATGAAGGGGTCGGCGGTGTTCAATCCCTACAGGGAATGAGAAACAAAGTCGTTTCTGTTCTGGAAGAGTGCCTCAAACGAGCCAAAGCTGCTCAGAAAGATAATTCCGGAGCTTACAGTGACTTCAAACAGATCCTAGCGTTGGTGGATCCCAAAGCTGCCACAGGAATCCTCATTCCCTATCTCAAGAATCACCAAACCGCAATCGAGGAGTTGGAAGAAAAGAGAAAGAAAGGCGGTAAATTTGCCAACAAAATTCCCAAAAATATCATCTAACATGAGATTTAGATCATCTTACCCTGACCCGAAAGAAGATTACACCGAAGAAGACTTCAACGAGGAAGAATTCCAGTTTGAAGATTTCGACGATTTTGATTGGGATGACGAAGAAGACTCAACCGACGAAGATTACTAAAAAGACAAGGGAGAAACAGCAAAAAGTTTCTCCCTATTTTTTTGTTTGAGGAATTTTGTTTATATTTGCATATCAAATTTTTGGAAAAGATGACAGTTGACAACTTTAAACAGATCTCAGAACTCTTGGATTTCTCCGAGAAGGACACTTTCTACTTCATTCAGATCCTGAAGAGGAGAAAGGAAAACCCTGACATGAAAACTGGAGTTCGTGTCATCAACAACTACTATCTCTACTCTCCGGAAGACTTGGAGAAGACTAGAGAAAAAATCTTGGAAGACTGCACCAAACACAATGCTCGAGCATACATCAACTTGAACCGTCTGGACTTGGAAAAGATTGCCCTTCACACCATGAAGCAGATCACCGAACTCATCATCCAGGGAGATTTCCGAGCTGTGAAAAATGCTTATGCTACAGCTTGCGGAAATCATCACTCCGAGAAAGCTAAGAGATGGATCATCGATATTGACGCAGAGATCCTGGAACACAAGGATACCATCAGGGAGTTGGTTCAGTCTCTTCACACAGAGATCAAGGGAAACGATTATAAGATTCTGGCAGAGATTCCCACTAGGAGTGGAGTTCATCTGATCAGCAACCCTTTCAACATGCAGAAGTTCAGAGACATCATCTGCCTCAAAGCTAAATCCACTAAGGATCCGCTTCTCAAGATGGACATTCACAAGAATTCACCCACTCTTCTCTACTGCTCCTAAATTGCAGATTCCAGCGTAAATAGTTATGCTGGAATTTCTTGCTTTGAAGAATTTTGTTTATTTTTACTCTATAATCAATAACAAATGGACAAACAACGGTTACAGGAACTCGAGGAACTTTATCTACAGGCCAAAGAAGCTTACTACAAAGGCGAGGAAATTATGTCGGATGATGAATTCGATCGTCTGGAACAGGAGCTCAAGGAAAACGATTCCGAAGTTACGGAAATGGTGGGTTATGGAGATCGTAACCTGAAACACCAGCATCTTTCTCCGATGCTATCTCTGGCAAAAGCTCAAGCTCTTCTGGATGGAACTCTTCCACTGGAACAGATGAATTCTTGGTTCTCAGGGTTTCCTCAGGATACTCAATTCGAAGCCACACCCAAGTATGATGGTAATGCAGTTAACTTAGTCTATAAGAACGGAAAACTATCTCAGGGAATCACTCGTGGTGATAAAGCTAAAGGCCGGGACGTAACTTCCAAGCTTCTTCGTAAAGTTCCACTTCTTCTCAACGGTATCACCAATGATGTAGAAATTCGTGGAGAAGTGGTCATTCCAACTGAAATCTTCTATGCCAAATACTCACATTTCAAGAATCCCAGAAACTTTGTGGCTGGATTCCTCAACAAGGATGAGAGCAACCAGGATCTCCTGGATGAGATAGAGTTCATGGCAGTGGAGGTCAGGATTCACGATGGAGATTACGATTATCCCAACGATACTCAAGGTTGGTTGAAAGCACAAGGCTTCAACACAAAGCATGCGTATTTCCAGACATTCAAAGCATCCGAGTTTGTGGATACTTACAATCGGATGAAAGACTACAGAGAAAAGACCTCACCTTTCCAATTGGATGGTTTTGTAGTCAAATCTCCTGAATCTTTGAGAAAAACTCTTGGTGAAAAAGGACATCACCCCAACTGGGCCATAGCCGTGAAATTTCCACCCAAGGAAGCTATCACTCGGATCTCAGGATTCAAATGGAACATCGGTACTTCAGGTAACATCACTCCCATTGCCACTTTGGAACCTATCGATCTGGATGGCACAACAGTGAGAAATGTAGCAGCTTTCAATTACGGATACATTCTCAAGGAAAAAATCTACCCAGGCGCTGAAGTGGTCATAGCCAAATCCGGAGACATCATTCCTCAGATCATGAAAGTGATCAAACAGGGAGACCTCTCACTCTTCAATGCTCCTAAGACTTGCCCTTCATGCGGTGGACCGGTGGAAATCGAAGGCATACACCTTCTTTGTCCGAATGACGAATGCGAAGGAAAAATGTTCAAAAAGTTCCTAACTGCTATCCGAGTTCTCAAATTCGATAAGTTCGGTTCAGTAACTTGCAAGAATCTCTACGATGCCGGTTACCGATCAGTCATGGACATCTTCGATCCGGAAAAATTCAACAAACAGAATCTGATCTCCACTGGATACTTCAAGGAAGGTAAAACTCTGGATTCTCTGGTAGCGGAAGTGGAAAAAGTGAAGATCATTCCTCATTTCAAAGTGATCCTATCTCTTGGATTTGACAAGATTGGAAATACTGCTTCCAAGCAATTGGCCAGGATGATCTCAGGAATGGACTACTCCTTCTCAGGTCTGGAGAAGAAAGCAGTGGCTGGTTTCGAACCAGGCACTAAGAAAAGACTCAAAGTTGAAAAGTTCACCAAGCTCCTAGAAGATAGAGGTATCCAGATAGAGAAGGAAGTGGATGTTCTCAACGGAATTGGATTCGAAATGACCGGAAAACCATTTCAAACTGATCTCATTAAAGTAAAATCAGATTTCATAAAAGTTGCAGCCAAACATGGATTTGTTCATAAGACTCTTAAAGAGTCTAAATATTTATTGACAGATTCTTTAACTTCAAATTCTTCGAAAATGGAAGCAGCTAGAAAAAACAAAGTAGAGATCATTACTTATGAAGACTTTTTGAAAAATATTGGAGAAATTTAGGACATCTTGTCATCTATTCTATATAAATAGATAAACAATAAATCAAACATGCTTATCTATAAGATTACTAATAACGTAAACGGTAAAATTTACGTTGGGCAAGAATTAAAGTATAACCCTAGATATTTTGGCAGCGGTTTAGTACTGATAGCTGCCATTAAAAAATATGGAATCGAAAATTTTCAAAAAGAAATTTTAGAAAATTTTATAGAAGATAAAGAAAAATTAAACGAAAGGGAAATTTTTTGGATAAAAAAGTTAAATTCCAGGGATAAAAAAATAGGATATAACATAGCTTCTGGTGGTCAAGGTGGAGATTTTCTTAGTGAAGAACAGAAAGAAAAAAGAGGTAAGAAAATATCTGAAGCCAGAAAAGGGAAAAAATTATCCGAAATGCACAAAGAAAAAATCAAAGAGGGAATAAAAAAAGTCTTTCCTGAAAAAGAAAAAAAACCTAAGAGTAACTATTCACATTTTGGAGAATCTAATTCTTTTTATGGGAAAAAACATACTGGAGATATGAGTAGATTTTCTACTAGAAGCGGGATTTCTCCTACTAATGCTTTAAAGATAAGAGACCAAGATGGAAATATCTATAATAGTGCAAGTGAAGCTGCCAAACAATTTGAAAACCCAAATGTAGCAAGAAGAGCTATAGCAGATGTATGCAGAGGAAAAAGAAAAGATTATAAAGGAAAAATTTTTAGGTTTATATGACCGGGTCACCAAAGGATGCAGGTTTCAAAGTTAAGAGCGATCTCATCAAGTTCCTGGCTTCTCATGGATACGTTCACAAACCTCTCAAGGAAGCTAAATACTTGCTCACGGATTCTCTGAACTCCAACTCTTCCAAAATGGAAGCAGCCAGGAAAGCCGGCGTGGAGATCCTCACTTACGAGGATCTGGTCGCAAAATTGAGCTAATGGTCTTTCCGGAAGTCGATAAATAAAAGAAAAATCTATGAAAGTATCAGCAGGCATCGCTATAGTCTGGAAAGGAAAAGTTCTGGTAGCTCATGCTTCCAACGCTTCCTGGTTCAGAACTTACACTCCACCCAAAGGAGGTGTGGAAGCTGGAGAGCTACCCATAGATGCTGCTATCAGAGAAACTGAGGAGGAAGTGGGTATCAAAGTACGATCCTCGGATCTCCTGGATCCTTTCGAAGTTCTCTATATCAATCCCAAGGGAAAGGTCTACAAGAAAGTCATACTCTTTCCGTTGATCATAAAGAGCCTCTCTGAGATTGGACTATCCAGTGAGAAAGTTCCTCTGGGACAGCTGCAGCTTGAAGAAGTGGACGACGCTCGCTTCATGCTACCCGATGAGTTCAAGGAGAGAGTTCTTCCTCGATACTATGAACCTCTCAAAGAACTAATCTCTAAGCACTGCTAAAATTTCAAACCCAAGATATGATAAAGATTGAGATCAAAGATGGCATGAACTTGGAAAGAGCGCTGAAGGAGCTCAAGAGAAAGTTCACAAAACACGGAGTCGTTAAGGAACTTAGAGAGAGAAGAGAATTTACCAAACCCTCCGTCAAGAGAAGAGACGTCGTCAAGAGAGCTAAGTACAAAGAAGCTTTTCTTCGTAAAGAAGAATGAGAACTTTTTCCTCGCTCTTCTAGAATAATCATGATTCAGGAAACACAGATCGTCACAGACGATTCTAAAAGGACGATAAAATCGATATCACAGATTGTTCCACCAGAGAAGCATCCCGATTTCTGGATGCGTTGACTTCCGGACGAATCAAAATTTACGTTAACGATCAAGATTTATTTCATCCTAAAGAGAATACTAAATGAAAGTAAAACAGGCGCTTAAAGCTAAGAACAAATTAGTCAACGAACTCAACGAAGAGTTCTCCAAAGTTCTCACCTACAACTCCGTGGTGGAGGGTCAGGAACGTCCCTACGATCCTAAAGAATCTTACAACAACGTCATTGCTAAACTTGATGAGCTAGTAGCTTTAAAGACTAGCATTCATAAAGCTAACGCTAGAGTCTATGAGAAGATATTCAGGTTGGCTGAGTTGAAATCTCTGACTGCTAAGCTCAAAGGCCTTGACTGCTCTTCGGGTAAGTCTACACACTGGAGATCTGACGCTCCTGTCAACAAAACAGCAGTCATCTCCATCCTGGAGAAGGACCTTCTCATCAAGGGCCTGGAAAAGGAAATCGAAACTCTTCAGGAAGAGTTGGATTTTCACAACTCTAAGACTAGCATCTAAGATACTTAGTTAAGCTTAGAAAGAGAGAGAAAGAGTACTAAACCAGCTATGGTGTGGAAACCTATCAATGATGCGCGTTGGATGCTAGAAGAAGATTCAGTACAGTCCTTCTTAGAAACTTTTCCAAGTCAACCCTGCGTATAATCTCAATACTCAAACTTCTTTCCGGGAAATTTTTCCTCTTTCTTGCTTAACTATTTTTGTGCTAATTTCTTGGATTGAGAAAAATTTGTTATATTTGTACATCAAATCAATTCAATGGAAAAAACTGTAGAAAAGAAATACAGAAAGCTCACGGACATCGAACACGTTCTCCTGCGCCCAGGAATGTACGTTGGTTCCATCAAACCCCATGAAGCTGATCTCTTCGTTCTCAACTCTGAGAACAAATTCCAAAAGACACATACTACTTTCAATCCTGCTTTTCTGAAGATTTTCGATGAAATAGTTTCCAACTCCATCGATGAACATAAACGCAATCCCAAACTCAACAAGCTGGAAGTTACGGTGGATCAGTCCACTGGAACTATCAGGATTTGGGACAACGGTGGCATTCCGGTGCAACTTCACGCAGAGTACCAGGAATGGATTCCTGAGATGATCTTCTCCAATCTCAAAACTGGCTCCAACTTTGATGATTCTGAGGATCGTCTGGTCGCTGGAACTAACGGTGTAGGAGCAACTCTGACCAACATCTTCTCCCTGTCTTTCAAAGTTAGGACATGCGATGGAAAGAAAGAGTACACTCAAGTCTTCTCCAGGAACATGCATGAGAAGACTACTCCAGTCATCAAGGATCATAAGAGAAACTACACTGAGATAACTTACTCTCCGGATCTTTCCCGTTTCGGAATGGAAAGGATAGACGATGTTCATCTAGCTCTTCTCAAGAAGAGAGTCATCGATGCAGCAGCTTGCAATCCTAAGATGACAGTTTCTTTCAACGAGGAAACTTTTCAGTTCAAATCATTCAAGGACTACTGCACCATGTACGTCAACGAAGTCTTCTATGAAGAATCTTCTCGTTGGAAAATTGGTGTTGGTGTTTCCGACGATAACTTTCAGCAAGTTTCCTTTGTCAACTCAGTGGAGACTAAGGATGGCGGAACTCACGTGGAGTACATCATGAACCAGATAGCTGCATGGATGAGGGAGAAGATCAGAAGAAAGTACAAGTTCGATGTGAAACCCTCAGAATTCAGAAATCACATCTTTCTGTTCGTTAATGCGGATATCGTCAACAGTTCCTTCTCTTCTCAGACCAAGGAGAAACTCATCACGGAAACAAAAGACTTTGGTTCCACACATGAAGTCACAGAGAAGCTGATGAGAACCATCTTTGGATC